TCAATACACGTTTTTTAGTGTATGGTATTATTTAAAAAAGATATCGTGCCTATCCATAGAGAATGAATAGACACGATAGATGATTTGATTAAATCAATGGATTAAGAAGGATTGACAATGAAACCATAAGTCTTTCCAGATTTGGAAGAACCTACGCTAGTCAATGTAAATCCATTTGATTTAATTTCAGTTTCAAAAGTCTGAAATTGCTCATCAGTGATAGATGTGCTCAGACTAACAAATACAACTAATTCGTCTGCACGAATGGCTTTTGAAACCAAATCATTGAGAGAATCAACTCTCTTTTGGTTCACTTGCTCTTGACCGCTTAATGGGTCAATAGTTGTAGATTTAATATTGTAGAACCAAAGAGAGTTTGATTCAGTTATTAAATCACTTGTTTTAATGAATTTATCAAAATTGAATGACATATATGCCACCTTTCCTATCAATGCGATAGAGTTGTTATTTTGTAATCTATGAAAGAATTTCCATAGGAAAAAGGAGTGAGCGGATACGCCCGATAATTTGTTCCAATTAATTATTCTTCAATAGAGAAAAAATCTCAACGTGAATAATTAATTGGAACAAATTATTGGGGGGAGTAGCGAGTGTATATACCAAGCACACACATTCTACTTGCATTTTTGAAATATTGGCCTTATTTTACAATATGGTTAAAAAATTACCTAAAGATATACTTAAAGCTATTGCAAATGCTGAATTTCTTGAGCGTTGGAATGGGAAGGAATGGGAGAAAGTACCCGTAGATCCCGATAATCCTAAGGTTCAAGAAATTAAGATGATAATGATGGCTGAAGTAGAGATAAATGTGATAAAAGAAGCTTTAGAATTAGGCATTTTACATAAAGCGGATAGAGACCTAGATTAAATAGTGTATGGTATTAACGTTAATATTAAGGTTAATAGATACATTAATTATTTAAGATAATTAATTACGTAAAGGATTAACGTTAATGGCTATAAATAAAAAGAAAAAACCGACAGCAAAAGAATTGATCAGTACTATGGCAGCTATTGCAGTACAATTAGAACAGTTGAAGCATCACGTTTTCAACGGCGATAGGGCCCTAGACGAATATATGAAGATGAAAGGGGACAAAGACGCTTTCGTAAAATATTTGGAAGAAAATTATAAAGAACCAGAAAAAGATGATAAAGATATTAAAGAAGCTGAAGATAAATAACTATGAACCCACTAATTTTGAAGTATATACGGACATCGAAGCAGATGAACTTGGAATACTTTATAAATACTGGCAAGAATGTAATCCTGGGGAGTACGGTATTAGCGATGATAATTATGTTTCTAAGTGTATTGCTAGGAATAACTATGCTACTAATACTGAAATGGTCTATCCATTCGGTCGTCAGTGGCTGGGCAAACACAGGAAGTTAGAGTTTGAGCCACATTATGCATCAAATAACTTTTCTAGGGTATCTACAAAGCCATATAGTGAGATTGAAGCTAAAACAGGTAGGGCTAAATTAGCAGTAGATGCCTATTTAACGTACAAAATGGCTGGTTTAAAGCCAGATCTAGACAAATTGGGGCGAATATATAGGCCAGACCAAAAAAACCCCGTTATAGCTATAAAAAAATTATTAAAAAGCAAAGAGGCAAAAAAGATGATAGAAGAAAAATTAAAAGAAATACTTACAGAAAAGGGTATTGATGAAGGTTTTGTATTAGATACCATGAAAAATGCTATAGAAGTAGCAATGGTTAAAGAAAGCAGTGCAGACATGATACGTGCTGCAAAAGAATTATCTATATTTTTAGATATGGCACCTAAAACAAAACAGGTGACAGAGTCTTTGGAGGTTGATATGACACATCAAATTGAGGCAAACTATGAAGAGCAAAGAAAAAAGCTCAAAGCTACTAAAGTCAGCGAAGTTGACGAAGTACGTAAAGATCAGAACGAAGAATGATGACGATCTAGTGTTGTTTATGACAACAATGTTTGAAGTAGCTAGAGACATGAATATTATTGTAGAACCAATAAAAATAAGTGGATAAACAGAAATTATTACTAGAAATGCAGCAGGATATGTTGTTATTTGGGCGTATGGTTATGCCCAACATGTTTAGTAGTGAATCTCCAAGGTTTCATTATGACATTACCGAAGAACTACATAAAGATGAAAAACAAATTAATATTATTGCTCCAAGAGGCCATGCTAAATCTAGTATTGTGGCAGGGGTATATCCATTATTTCATCTTATGTTTGATAAGGGCCCTAAAGTTATTGTATTAGTGTCTAGAACACAGGGACACGCTACCAAGCTATTAGGAACAATTAAAGATGTTTTAGATTATTCTCAAGAGTTTAGGCATTTTTTTGGGTATTGGGGGCAACATAATGCACGTAAATGGTCAAACGCTGAGATAGAACTCAAAGATGGTAGTGTTATTATATGTAAAGGTACTGGTCAGCAGATACGTGGTATTAAGCATGGAAACCAACGTCCTACTTTATTAATCCTAGACGACCCCGAAGATGAAAACAATACCAAGACAGCAGAGGCTATGGAGACAAATCTTCGTTGGTTGCTCCAATCTGGTGTTCCTTCGTTAGATCCTATTAGGGGTAGAGTATGTGTTATTGGTACTCCCCAGCATGAACGTTGTCTCGTTGAAACATTGAAGGATATGAAGGGTTGGGTTAATATGCATTTTGCTCCAGACCTAGAAAATGGTAAGGGTTTATGGGACGCAGTGTGGCCAGCAGATAAACTTATACAGAAAAAAGAAGAATTAGAAAGTATTAACCGTGTATCTGTATTCTACAGAGAGTATTTATGTCAAATTACAGGTGATGAAGAAAATTTATTTAGAGCTGAACATATTAATTATTATGAAGGATACACGGAAACGGATGAACAAGGGTTGTCGAATCTCATATTGACGACCGTCAATGGGGAGGAAATAAATGAGATTAGACCTGTAAACATCTTTACAGGCATCGACCCTGCATCCAGTACAAAAAGAGGAGCTGACTTTAGTGTAATATTTAATATAGCAGTTGATTATGATGGTAATAGATTTGTTTTGCCTTATTATAGGAAGAGAGCAACTCCTTTAGATCTAGCAGATTCTATTATTAGAAACTTTAAGATATATCAAAGTGCTAAGACGAGAGTAGAATCTGTTGGATATCAGGAAATGTTAAGACAATATCTTAAAGAGAAGGCAGCAGATGAGGGGTTGTTTATTCCTGGCCTGGAAATTAAAGAAAATCCAAGAACCTCCAAGTCCTATAGGTTAGAAAGCTTACAGCCCTTATTTGCTCAAGGAAATGTATTTATACAGAAAAATCAACAAGCATTGCTAGACGAATTGTTATTGTATCCACGTGGTAAACACGATGATTTACTCGATGGATTCTTTTATGCCAATAAAAATTGCTATAAACCAACGCATGAAGGAGCTGATATGGAGTTAGATTATGACGAATATTACGACTATCAGCCAAAAAACTGGAAAATAGCGTAAAAAAGACTTGACAGTTATGCGAAAAATCGCTTAATTTCAGGGGAGTAATTGTATGCAAATAGATTTAGTTAAATATATGATGCCCTTTAAGACATTTAAGAGGGAGTTATCTGACGTGCTAAATACAAAAATACCAGAAGGGTACATAGAGGTCAATGCCAAAAAGCAAGAAAAAAGCAAAGTCAAGAAGCCAAAATTATAACGATCTAGTTAATATATTTGGCTATATACCTGGAAGTATAAAAGCTAATGATGGTTCTACTAATGAAGATGTAGACCTATCTCAAGAATTACTCAGAGAATATTCATCATCCCGTGAGCTTTGGGCAGTAAAATATCAAGAAGCGGTTGAGTTCCGTGCAGGAGCACAATGGTCAAATGAAGAAAAAGACGTTTTAGAATCTCGTGGACAAGCTCCTATTGTAGTAAATCGTATACATCCTATCGTAGAAACAGCAAAATCTTTGCTAACATACAATTCACCTCAATTTCGTAGCACTGCAAGGGAAGATTCAGACAGAGATACAGCAAAAGTGTTTTCAGATTTATTTGCTTGGATATGGGAAACCTCTATC